CGCCAACATCCAGTTTCAGGTCATCCGTGGCCGCGTGATGAATGCCAACGCGACCGAGAAGCACGACGGCGTGGAGTTCACTGACCGGTTCAGAATCAAGGAACACGTTCCCGTAGGCTAGACGGCGCGAAGCTGTCATCCAACTCACTGGCCGAGCCGAAGAAGGTAAGCCAACTCATGCAGCAAAAAGCGTGTGTTGGCTTATTTTTTTACGCAAAAACAATGATCATTACGTACCGCTACCAACTCCGAACCACCGCAAGACAGCGAGCTGAGCTTGACTCAATCCTGTCTCAGCAGCGGTGGCTGTACAACGAAGCGTTGAGTTGGAGAACCTTTGCTTACGAGACTTACGGCGTGTACGTTTCGTATGTCGATCAAAGCCGGTGGCTAACATACCTGCGATCCAATGACAGCAAAATGGCGTCGCTTCCACTCAGTATTCAGCGAGGAACGCTAAAGCTCTTGGATCGTGCGTTTTCCGGCTTTTTCAGTCGAGTTAACCGCCACGACAAAGCTGGTTATCCTCGTTTTCGCAGTTATCATCGCTTTAGTACGTTTACCTTCAATGAATTCATTGGAGTTCGCTTAACTGGCAAGCAGTTGAGAGTCAAGGGCGTTAGCGGTGGACTGAGGATGAATCTTCACCGTCCACTTCCCGAATACGAAAAAATCTTGTCGTGCTCGTTCAAGCGGAAGGCGAACGACAAGTGGGAAGTTGCCCTAGCTTTGCGAGTTCCATCGCCAGAGAAAAAGCCAATTATGACAAAGATTGGCATTGATGTGGGCCTAACGTCATTGGCGACGCTTTCGACTGGTGAAATCATCCCGAACGTTCGACCGACAATTCGTGCAGAGAGATGCTTGCGAGTCGCCAATCGCGCCTTTTTGCGACGCCAGAGGGGCAGTAACAGCCGAACAAAGGCCAAAGCAAGAGTTCAACGGATTCACGAGACGATCCGTAATACGCGAAGTACATACCTGCATCAAGTGTCGGCGGACTTGGTGCGTCGGTTTGACTTAATTGCCATCGAAGACTTGAACATCAAGGGCCTGGCCCAGTCGCGTCTTGCGAAGTCGATTCACGACGCGGCCTGGGGTCGATTGCGATTCATGCTGGCATACAAGGCAGAATGCGCCGGTGGTCAGTTGGTCGCAGTTGATGCTCGTTATACGTCACAGGATTGTTCACGTTGCGGAGAGCGGGTTTCAAAATCCCTCTCAGAACGAGTCCATTCTTGTCAAAGTTGCGGGCTTGTTTTGGGCCGTGATCACAACGCGGCACTAAACATTCTGCACCGGGCGGTAGTGCGTCCGGCGTTGCCCAACGTAGCTGACTACAGCGTGCGTGCAACGGGATCGACCGGCTCGCGAAAAGCGATCCGGGACACTACCCGACTCAAAGACGAGAGTTGTTCATTGGTACTCTGTTAATGCTTCGTAATTTCATGTCAACGATCAAACTGCCGATCCCCGAACAGAACGAATCACTCGAACGCTACACCGTTCGATGTGCCAAGTTCGCCAAGGGCGTTGACCCGGAAGAGTTCAACGAAGCGGTCTGGTCGATGTGGGGGCAATACCGGGGTCCGACCGATGCCGAGAAAATGGCCGCTCGCAAGTTTAGTCCACAGAGGTACGAACTTGACAAGGGCATCTGCGTATTCTCCGAACACGAAACAACAACGGCCAAAGGCGAGCACCGCAAATACGATCTGAAAGAACTCGCCAAGATCGTTCGAGGAAACAACGATCGAATCTCTGACGTGGGTGCGTTCCCGGCCATCTCCGACGGCCATACCTCGAATCCGGAAGACCCCAATCAGCGTGAGCCGCCGATCCTTGGGTACGCCGGAAACTACCGGCTTGGATTGATCGGCCACAAGAAGCCCCGCTGGGCCGTCTTTCACGACGAGTACCAGAAGAAAGAACACGTCAAGACGCTTCGGGAAGAAAAACCTCGCAGGTCGGTCGAGCTTTGGACGTTCAAGGATGGCCGGGCGCATTTTGACCCAATCGCGGCCATTGGTTCTGAGGCCCCGCGTCTTCCTCTTCCGCAGCGGTTCACGCAATTCGCCTACCAAGACGCCACAGTGGAAAAGTACACCTTTGCTGGAAACTATGCCGCACCGGCCGCTGGGAACACGTTCGTGCAGTCGATGGGGACGATGAAGAAGTCACCTCGCTTGGAAAAAGAATTCCAAGCCCAGTCTCATCGCATGGAAAAAGAGCGACAAACCCAATCAGATCGCATGGAAAAAGAACGTCAAGCTCAATCCAGTCGCATGGATAAAGCATATCCACAGCAGTCAGACCGTTACGCCGCCGAGCCGGCTGGCAAGGCGACTCCCACTACCCAACCAACAGGAGAGAACGCCATGCCCATGCTGGCACCGCAAGACCTTCAGCAGGTCATTCACGCAATCTCGCAAACTCCGCAGTTCGACTTCCTGACCAAGCTGCTCGAAGCCTTCAAGACGCCCGACGCACTCATTGAAGCCATTCAAGGCGGTGGCGCAGGGCTGGGAGGCGATGAGGGACTGGAAGGCGGACTCGACCAAGGCGGTGACGAGGCGATGGACCAGGGCCTTGGAATCGCACCCGAAGGCGACGACCTGGGAGACTTGGACGCCCTTGGAGGCGGAGAAGGCGAAGAACCCGAACCCACGCCCGAATCGGGAGGCGAAGGTCCGCCGTCCGAGGAGGCACCACCCGAAGAGGAACCCGAACCGGAGAGACGATCCATGAACACCGCAGGCAACGCCGTTGTCGAAAAGTACACCCAACTTCAGCGCTCGCACAACGAGGCCCTGAAGGACATGGCCACCATGCACAGTCGTATTCAGCAGTTGGAGCGCATCAACGCGAACCACGCTCGTCGCGCCAAAATCGCGGAACTGCAAAACCGCTTCCCTACGTTCATCGACGCCGCCGAAGAGACGGAACGCTGTCTGTACAGCCAGAAGGGCAGCATGACCGACGCCGAGTTCGAGAAGCACATCGCCGACGTTGAACGGTACGCTGAGAAGCACGCCAAGGCCAGCGTCTATATCCCGACCGGGGACGCCCCGAAGACGGAAGAAGATTTGGGATCGCCGGAGAAGTACGCGATGGCGCAGAGAATCAGTAGTCGCGCGATCGAGATTTCCACGGCGCATCGCAACAAGATCGAGGCCGCGCGCAAGGCTGGCGTGCAGCCGCCTCCTGATCTTGACTACGAGGAAGCGAAGCGGATCGCTCGCGAGGAACTGACGAAGTAACTCAACCACCGGCTTCCGTCCGGTTACTTGAAGGAGAAGAACTATGCCGCTCTTGAACCCGAATTATGTGGCCGGTGAAGACCTGTATCCTGCTCGGATCGTCAAGCGAGCCACCGACGAAAACAACGCAGTTCTGATGGCAGACGACGGCACGGCAGTGCCTGTTGGAGTCGTTTTCAACGGAACTCGCGAGGCCCCGATCCCGTCTGTCACGACCGCCTATGCTGCTCTGGACCAAGAACCTGTTCGCGTTCACGGTCCAGGCGACGTGGCAGAAGTCGAGATCGGCGAAACGCTGACGGATGGCTGTGAAGTCATGGCCGGCACCAACGGCGTGGCAATGGTTGCCACCGCAGGCAACTACGTCGTTGGTATTTGCCAGCGCGGTGTCACGTATGCGTCCGGCGAGAAAGCCTGGATTCATGTCATGATCTATCAGAAGAACGCCTAACCCACTGCAACGTGACGTGCCGTAGCCAAAGAACGGGGTGCATGTCCGGAACCAAGGAGATTTACCATGCCGCTCTCGACCGGAACTTACGCCCTGCCAGGTGCATATAACACCTATGTGCAGAACCCCGACGCTACGGGCAACCTGATCATCACGTTCAGTCGCGACCCGTCGAAGTTCGCTCTGCCGCGATACGCCCAGTACCGTCCTGTGACCAAAAGCACGGGCCTGTTCTTGCGGATCAAGGCGGACGAATGTGCCCGCATTTTGGACGCCGACTTGAACGACTACGTGTGGCCTGACGGCGGCGACGCCCCCAAGCGGACCCACACGGAGCAATTCCGCTACGAGTCCTACCGGGCCACTCGGTACGCCTACCCCATGCAATTGGGTGAGCTGGCGATGGAAGAGGCTGACTGGGACATCGAGGGCGTCCACAAGATGTTCAACGCCCAGAAGGCCATGACGGCGCGGACAGTGAAGACCATCCAGCAGTTGGAAACCGTTGCCAACTGGGACTCGACCCACGTCAAGTGGACCAACGAGATTTCGGGCAACACCAGTTACAGCTGGGAAGCGTCCACGACCGCGCTGATGGACATCAAGCGGTCGATCACCTACGCCGTGCAGGTCATCCAGAAGAGCACTCGTGGTGTCGTTACCCACAAGGATCTCATGCTGGTCATGTCGCCGGCCACAGCTGCGAAGATCGCTCTCTCGCAAGAGATCATCGACTTCGTTAAGCAGCAGGCCAGTGCGCCGCAGATCACCGAAGGCGCGAAGTGGGGATTGGACTTCTACGGGATGCCCCCGACGCTCTACGGCTTGCCCGTGGTCATCGAGGACGCCGTGAAGGTCACTAGCGAACGCGGTGCAACGACCACGACCGACGACTGGGCGATGACCGAAGGCAACGTGTTCGTTTTGGCTCGGCCGGGCGGGATCGAAGCTGTCGCTGGCGGCGGCCCGTCGTTCTCCACGATCACGATCTTCTTCAAGGAAGAAATGACCGTGGAAACCAAGAAGGACGTGGACAACCGCAGGTGGGACCACAGGGTTGTGGACCATTTTGACCCGATCATGACGGCACCGGTCAGCGGCTTCCTGTTCCGTGGTGTCACCGAGACGACCGACAGCAGTGAAGGCTAATCAATGGCCGCCTACGCATCCATCTCGGACCTCATAACTCGCCGTGACAAACGGCTCATTGGCGAGTTGATGGGGGACATGAACGACACGCCCACCGACGCGGAGCTACTTGCCAGCGACGTGTTGGAGGCGTTGCTCGTGGATGCTTCTGGTCAAGTTGAGTCTGCAATGCTCTCCGGCAAGCGATACGAGCCTGCCGACCTGGAGTCCCTGACGGGCAACTCATTGGGGTTCCTAAAGAAGATCGTCTGTACGATTGCGATGGCCGACCTTTACGAACGTCGGCCAGGCTACCACATGGAACAGGCCAAGGCGTATACGGAGTTGGCGCAGGCGTACCTGAAGTCTCTGCGGAACGGTGAGAATCTGTTCAATTTGGACAGTCACGTTAGCGCGGCCAATCCCGACACGACGGCCCCCTCGGTTGTCGAGTACACGAACTTGAATTATTACCCAGAACAGATGGGCAGGCACCTCGTTCCCAGATGGAACCGTTTGCCCGCAGGACGTTAAAGAAGGAGAACGAACATGGCAGCTGGCGTTTTTAGCGGCATTCTTCCGATGGGATTCCCGCA